ATGAAACCAATAGATATTGACTCAATAAAAGGAGAAAGTGATGCCTAAACTTCCACTATGTAAACTATGTGGAAGATGCCATTACAAGTCATTCTGTCCACTGAATCGTAAACCTATACCAAAAGTAGGTAAGCGTACCAAAGAATATAATCAGTGGCGAGATAAAGTAGCCAAACCATTCCTAGACGAAATGTACGGTCACAAGTGCTATGTACAGTTCTGTCCAGCAACGACTTACTTACAAGTCCACCACAAGAAAACCAGAGGTGGACACCACGATATGAAACAAGATCTAGGCAACATAGTATATTTATGTCCTTATCATCATAGTATGGCAACAGATGGGAAACTAAAAATATGATAGTAACTATGACAGAACAGGAGTGTAAAATCGCAGATTACATTGCTAAACACAGAATGAACGCTAACGTCGAGGCAGGCATAAAAGATAGACAATACGGCAATCAAGATCCATTTCAAATAGAATATGACGGTGTACTATCTGAGATAGGAGTTGCTAAGAAGTTCAATGTCTACCCAGACTTTACGGTTGGGGTAAGAAAGGGTGGATACGACCTATTGATTAGAAATATGAGGGTAGATGTAAAGTCATCACGCTATCCTTTTGAAAGATTTACACCGTGTGTGAGTATTACGAAAAAAGTAGATGCCTGTGATCTATATATGTTTACTTTAATAGACAAAAATCAGGTAACTATAGTGGGGTACATATATTCTTCCGATCTAATCAAACCAGAAAACATTGGTGATCTAGGGCATGGCAAGTCGTATACAGTGCCTGTGGATAAGTTGACAAAAATATAAAAAATAACCATTGACAATATATACCGTCTATGCTAATATGAGAGTGTACATTAAGAATTCATGGTCTATCTCCTACCCATAGGTGGGAAACACAGGGTAGGAAATGGCTCATGAATAAGAGCCGATAAACTAAGGAAGGAGAAATCAAATGGCTAAAAATACACCAGAATTGCCAAAAGTAAAATGGTATAAGACAGCATTATTTCCATGGCTAATCATCATATGTTTGGCTTACGGATCTGCAATGCTTATTACAGGTTGGTTCTTGGCGAAATCAGACAACAATCGTGTTACTGGTGAAGCAAGTACATTGATCCAACCAATCGTAAAAGATTTAAAAGACGTAAAATAGATCAGTCCGAATCTATTTCGAAAGTAAAGGACACGTCACCAGTTGCAAAGACGGTAAAAGCAACAGTACCTAAAACGCAACAGAACGCAGAAGACACGCCAAATACGAAATGTTTTGCAGAGATTACCAAATATGACTGGAATCAGGATCACGCTTTCAGGATTCTAAAAGAAGAGAACCGAGCCAATGATCCAAGACGAGTCAATGATAATCCCTCGACAGGTGATTATTCGGTGGGGTGTTTCCAGATAAACCTTATGGGTAGCATGAGAAACACTAGACCTAGTGAAGAGTGGTTGAAAGTTGCAGAAAACAACGTAAGGTACGCATACCAAATGTATGTCGATCAGGGTAGGACATTTTGTAAGACCTCTGGTTGGTATAATAGCTGTAGGAAGGCAGGACTATTATGAACTTAGACGAAGCAATACTAGATTTTTGGATATTCAAACTGAGGCGAGTTGGTCATAAACACATGACTAATTATGAACTTTGGCGAGAATGGATAAGGAGTTAGAGATGGATTTTGATGAGTCAGACGAAGTAAGAGAAATTGAAGCAGATAATGACGAGTATCTACGAGAATGTAGAGAAAGTGATTGGGTAGATTCTCTATGAAAATCCAAGTAAAGCATATCCCAAGTCATTTTATAGTGGTCGAGTGGCTTGTGTATAGAGACACTGGTCAACGAGTAATCGGTACATGGGAAGAAGTATGATAGAAGTATTGATAATTTGGTCGGTAATTATAATAATTTACCTTTTGTGTAGGGAGAATTAGCGTGAATAAAGAATATATGGATGGATTAAGCAAGATAAAAAAGGAACATTTAGACGGACTGAATAGGATATTCGAAGACGCAATTAGGAGTTACAACAGGGATCTAGCAACTTATTTAGCATTCCAACTTGGTCATTCTAAAGAAGAGATACTAAAATATATCAACGAATATAACTACGATAGATATGAAAACGAAGGAGAAGAATAATGGTCGGAACAAAAATTGGTGGTAAAAAAGCTGCAGCTAAGAATCTAGCAAAGAACCCTAACTTCTACGCAGACATCGGTAGAATCGGTGGATCTGTATTAGGGGTAGAAAAGGGGTTTGCTGCTAACCCTGAACTAGCCAGTAGAGCAGGCAAAAAAGGTGGATTAAAAAGCAAACGTGGCAAAAAAAGAGTATAATAGAAGTAGGAGGTAAAAACTATTTGTACCAATCAGATCAGGTTTAGATTACACTTTGAACAGAACAGTACACTAAGGGAGATAAAACGAGAACTAAGGAAGAGAACAAAGAGGGGAAAATGATTAGAATACCAATATACATAGCATTTCTGGTGCTGTATTTATTGGCAACTACTCCCTCTCGTAAAAAATAGGGTTCGTCTACATTGCGAGAGTAGACGAACTTTTTTATATGGGCAAAAAATGGTATAATAGGAGGGAATATATAATAAAATAAGGAGGGAAAAATGAACATAGAACCACTGTTAGACTACGTGTTGGTGGAGATTATCAAGGCAGATTCTGGTGTTGTAACTTCGACAGACGTTGCAAGTACCGAGCAGTACGGCAAGGTAATCAAAGTCGGCAAAGGTGCATACGAATTTGGTGTATTTATAGAACCAACCGTAAAAGAGGGTGATCTAGTGTATCTGGAAGCATACGCAGACGGTACTAATGTACCAAAAGTCTTGCGTGATAAGGGTTATGTGTTAGTAAAATCAAATAGAATCATGGCTAAGGAGTACTAAAATATGAAGGATATTGTATTACTTATTTTAGCTATAGATGGTGGGATACTAGGAATAGGAATAACATTATTAATAATAGATACGCTGAAAGGATTTAAAAAGTAATGGCACGTGGCGATGTAAAAATAATAACCAAAGGTGATGAAGCAAAACGCAAACTCTTAAAGGGTGCGAAAGAAGTCTACGATGCTGTATCTACTACCTATGGTGCAGTTAGTTCAAATGTAGCTATCCAGAAATCATATGGTAATGCAGTCGTTACAAAAGATGGAGTGACAGTAGCAAGAGAAATTTATCTAAAAGACGAAGTAGAAGACATGGGTGCAGGATTCCTAATCCAAGCCAGTGAAAAGACTAATCAAATATCTGGTGATGGTACGAGTGCTACAGTATTACTTGGCTACCATATACTCCAAAAAGCCAACCAACGAGTAGCAGCAGGGTTCGATCCAATGGAACTTAGACGTGGCATAGACAAAGCAGCCATTGATGTTAAACAAAGATTAGATGACATGAAGGCAGAAGTGAAAGGTGACGATTTAATTAAGGTTGCGTCAATCAGTGCCAGCGATCCAGAAGTCGGCAAACTAGTAGCAGATACCGTAGAAAAAGTCGGTGGTGTAGGTATTACAGTAGAAGAACATCAGGGACTTGGTGTATTCCAAGAGGTGGTAGACGGTCTATACTTTGAAAAGGGTTGGACAATGCCACACTTCGTAACAGATAGAACTACCGAAGAAGTAGTCCATGAGAACGTATCTATTGCATTACTCGAAAAACATATCAAACAGAACCAAGATGTAGTACCGTTAATTGAGATGGTACATGGCGAAACCGAGCATAAAACTCTGCTTATTATAGGTAATGTATCTGGACAGGCACTCGAAACTTGTGCATTAACAAACCTAGCAGGCAAAGTAAAGATATGTGTAGTCAACCCTCCAGTCTATGGCGACCAAGAATTACCATTTTTAGAAGACGTGGCGTGTATGACTGGGGGCAAAGTAGTACCATCAAGTCTACCAACCGATAAAATAACCGTAGAGTACTTAGGTAGTGCAGATAAAATCATAGCCACTAAGGGTAATACTACCATATTCGGATGTAAGGGTGCTAAAGAAGACGTTGAAGTAAGGATCGCTAATCTAAAAGAGCAGTTAAAATCAGACAAGTATAGTGCATTTCAAAAAGAACGAATGGAGATGCGACTTGCTAAACTTCAAGGTAAAATCGGATTAATCAAAGTCGGTGGTGCTACTGAAACAGAAGTAAAAGAGATGAAGTTTAGGGTAGAAGATGCAGTGCATGCCACTAGAGCAGCTAAAGAAGACGGTGTAGTTCCAGGTGGTGCAACGGCACTAGCTAGGATAAGTCAGTTCATGGATAGAGAAACGGAAGGTGCGAAAGTTGTATGCGAAAGTCTACTCGAACTATTTAAACAACTCATGGAAAATGCAGGTGAAGACGGTGGTTACAGACTGCAACAGATGCTTAAATCTAAAGACTGGTATGGATTTGATGTTACTAATATGACAGACGAACCAATCGAACTTACAGACATATTAGATCCAGTCACAGTTATTAAATCAGTAGTAGAAAATGCTTGTTCATTTGCAGGGATTGCAGTAACAATCCCACTCACAATTACTTATGACAGAGAGTACCAACTAGAGCAAGTTCAACTAAATAAAGCGAGAATGTGATGGAACTTCTAATACTCATAATAGGTCTACTAATCGGATACTACGCTAGATCGATATATAACTATGTAAGAAATACTTATGAGATACTGGCAGACAAGTATGCTAAAAGTCAGGCAGGTGTAGTCACTCCCCATGTATCAAAGGTAACTAAGAACTCCCCCATAGACTTACAAAGTACAACTGGTGGAGTAATGAGACCGTCACCTAATCAGGTAGCATTAGACGCTATGAAAGCGAGGGAGGAGAAACTACGGAATGATATGTGACTTATGTGGTCTAAGAACTGGACATACCAAGACTTGTGTACTGCAAGGCAAGTTCGGATCATACTGTAATCACTGCGTACAAGGTGCTAAAAGAATGGAAAGTGTCGGTTATGCTAACTATTCCAGAGATAGAGACAGAGAAGACAACGCAAGAGACCTGTTGCAGCCAAGAGA